GGCGGCATCTTCATGCAAGATAGCACATGGGTGCGTGTTTACGGTAGTAAAGCATTCTATGTAGCTAACCAGATTGCAGCCACAAGCAACATCACAGCTTACTACTCAGATGAACGCCTTAAAACTAAAACAGGCGACATCGAAGGTGCGCTAGAGAAGATTAAACAACTTAATGGTTTCTACTATGTTGAGAATGATCTAGCCAAAGAAAAAGGTTATAACAACGACAAGCGACAGGTAGCACTATCTGCGCAAGACGTTCAGGCTGTTATGCCAGAGGCAGTAAGCCTAGCACCATTCGATATGAAAACACTAGAAGATGGTACAATAGTATCTGAGTCTGGTGAGGATTACCTAACAGTAGACTATGCACGTCTTGTACCTCTACTGATTGAAGCAATCAAAGAGCAACAGCAACAGATTGACGAACTAAAAGCTAAACTAGGAGATAAGTAATGCCTCTACAAACTAGTGGTGCAATATCCCTTAATGATATACATATTGAAGCAGGTGGTTCTAGTGGGTCACAGGCTAGTATTAATGACCAAGATATTCGTGATCTAATTAGTAAAAGCTCTGGCGCACAGATGTCATTCTCTGAGTGGTATGGTGCAGCAGCAGGTCCAAACATCGGTACTATCTCTACGTTCTCAAGTATGCCGACTACCACAGCTGGAAACTATGATTTTTGCTATTTAAAAGGTACAAATGACGTAGTATTTGCGGGTGGGGTCGTTGGAAACCCAATGAAGTACATACAGTTTGGTACTAATAACAAACTAAGTACTTGGGGTAGTGGCACACCTTCTCTTGTAGATTTACCCAGTCAATATTACACAACAGGAAATAGAGCGTTCACATCGGGGCCAGTACACGGCGCACAAAGATTTGTTAATACAACAGAAAACTGGTTAGGGTATACAACAGGTTTGCATATGGCTGTGTATGAAATGAATGGCACTTCAAGCTCACCAACAAGAAAATCAAATTGGTCATACTGCTTTGGCAACCAAGCTTCCCCGCGTGGTGTGGTTATGGACCCTTTTAACCCACGTAATGGTGTTATGTTTACAAGCTACCTGCATCAGCAAACCAACTACAGTGACGTTTATTGTTTCTTCTTTCAAGTTTCCTCAGATGGAACTAGTATGAGTATACAAAGTCAACAGATGTTGACCAATGGTGGTACATCAGCACCTCATCAAGTAAAAAATATGCTATATAGAAATGGTAGACTTCTTATATATACTAGGAGAGGGGGTAGTTATTACGGGTATAACTATTTAACTACAGCACAAGTTAATACATCAACAGGACATATGTCTTCAAAAGGAAGCCCTACCCTAATAAGACAAAACAATACTTACTACGGTGCAGACGGTAGAGCGCAATGTCTGTTTTATCTAGACGGACAGTTTTGCGTTCTTTATGAAGACGATAGTACAAGCCCTGTCTCATTAAAATTAGCACGTGTTACGTTCTCTGGTAATTCAATTAGTCTTTCTACTACTGTAACCACAGGAATGGACGCTGGTACTGATAAGTCTATAAGATATCAGATAGGAGAAGAAACAGACTCTTCAGTAGATAGTGCATTTATGGCATATAGAAAAAGTGATACAGACTTTAAGGAAGAGGTTTGGCAATTAAGCGGCTCCACCTTTACAAAGACTTGGGAAAACACAACATTAGCAGACACGCTGCACAAAACAGTTAATAATGGACCTGCTGGTACAACACCTAAGTCGCAGAGATACTATGGTACTGGTGATGTTCAAACACAACAGCCTATGTACACAAAAGATGACAACGTAGTTTGTCAATTACAATCAGAAGGGTATAACAGCCCTCACATCATGCCTTGGTATTGGAGTCACGGATAATGTCTGAAAAAACAATAAATGATATACCTATCTCTATACTATTAGAGACTATAGAAAGATTACAGATAGAAGCTGAAGGATGGGTTAATCGAGATTTTGATGATCTTTTACAAGATCAACCTATCTTCATTCGTAAACCTATATTAGATGTAATGGCTCAACCCGGATATCCTGATAATATTGATTGGGATGCTCTTGTTGAAGATGGTGGATTAAGCCTAATACAGGGAACCTAACTAGATGTTAAGTTTTGCAGCAGTATCAGAAACAGCGATAGCAGAATCAACTACGACACTTGATGCTTCTGCATTTATGGCGGGTGCTGCAGCTACTGCGTCTGCAGGTACGTTAGAGTATGACGCTAAGGCATTCACACCTGCGTTATCTGCAGTCACAGCTACAACAGCTATTACAGCGTTTGATGATGTAGATGCACAGGCTAGTGCAACGCTAGATGCAACTACAGCAACTATAACACCACATCAGTTTACAGCGTTTGATGATGTTAAAGGTTCATTTGGTGCATATCCTAGCGGTGCTGCTACAGCTACATTTAGTTTAGGTGCAGACGCACACCCTACCTTTACAGCGTTTGGTGATGCTCAATTATCTACAGCACAGAAAAAGTTTGGCACGTCCTCGCTACTTCTTGATGGTACAGGGGATTACGTTAAGTCTAGTGCAAATAATCTACAAGACGCAAACTTTACTGTAGAGTTTTGGATATACACCTCTAATCGTTTGCAAGATGCTTACCTGTGGGATGGACAGGTAGCTAACTCAGGTTTAGCATTAGCTATAACAAGCCTTGGTAAGGTACGTATCATAAAAGATAATACTATCTTAGGTACTTACAATCATAATCTGTCTGACAACACATGGCATCATATAGCCCTTGTAGCTAATTCAACTCTATTAACTGTTTGGATTGATGGTTCACCTAGAGGGCAAGCTACTATTTCAGGTGGTTTAGGCAGCTACCCTAACCAGCCTTACTATATCGGCTCTCGCCATAATGAAACTGCGTTTTTCAACGGTTACATAGATGAGTTCAGAGCCACAAATACATCTCTGTACACGTCTACGTTTACACCAGCTACCTCTGCACTTACAGACACAGGCGACACAAACGCCTTGCTACACTTTGATGGCACTAACGGTTCTACTACTATAACAAGTACAGATACCGTAGATGCTATTACCGCTAATGGTAAAGCTAATGTTGTACCACCTGCAGCAACAGCTACAACAGTAGCAGGTACAGCAGGGTTTGACGCTAAAGCTAATATCACACTGGATGCAGCTACAGCAGACGCTGACCTTACCATTAACGATTTAGAAGATGAAGACGCACAAGGTACAGCAACAGTAAGTGGAGTATCTGCTACAGGTGCAGCTAACTGGGATACAGTAAACGGCATCTACGCAGTACAGGTTATATTCTTAGCTACAGACTTCGAGCGTAAACGCTGTGTCAATATTGTGCCTTACGGCAATTACAAAGTATATGTTACACGATAGGATATTATAATGGCGTATAAGTGGCCTGACCTAGACCCAGATGAGATTCAAGCATACAGTGTAGACTGGTCGCGTTTTCTTAATACAGGAGACACTATTTCATCTGTAGCGTGGCTTATTAATGGTACTGTTACAGGTAGCTATGGTATTACAGATAACCTAAGTCTTGTGCAACCTACTAATACTACGACTGTTGCTACTGTCCGTATTACTGGTGGCAATGTAGGGACTAAGTATAAAATAGGTTGTAGAATAACAACAGCTGATGGCCTTGTGTATGAGCGTTCTATATTCTTGACTATTAGGGAACAATAATAATGGCATATGATTTTCTTGGACTAGTCAACGATGTAAATAAACGCCTTAACGAGGTTGAGCTTACTACTAGCAACTTTGGCACTACCACAGGGTACTCCTCCTTTGTTAAGGAAGCTATTAACTCTTCTATTCGGCACATCAATCAGGAAGAATATGAGTGGCCTTGGAATCACCGTGAAGAAGAGGTAACACTTACTGCAGGTGTATCTAAATACCCTTACCCACTAGATGCTAAAACCATCAACATGAACACGTTCCGCATCAAGCGTGACGCTACATTTGGTAACTCTACAGTCAAGCTAAAGATACTGCCATATGAGGAATATCTTGACAAGTATGTAGATAATGAGTATAACTCTGCAGCAAGTATCCGTAATACACCAGAATATATTGTTAGAACCCCTAGCAGAGAACTTATTTTAGTACCTACCCCAGACCAAGCATATGAACTAGTGTATGAGTATTTTCAACTAGGCTATGACCTAGAACTACACAACGATGTTCCAACTCTCCCAGAGCAATACAGAAATGTTATCGTAGACGGTGCCATGTACTATGTGTACCAGTTCCGCTCAGATACACAGATGGCAAGTCTATCACAGCAGCGTTACGAAGATGGTATTAAATACCTACGTAGCCAACACATAAACAGAACTAACTATATTCGTGACCGAAGAGTACACTTCTAATGGCTACACAATGGCAGACATATCCTGTTGAGTTCAGAGGTGGACTACTGTCCAACATGAGCTTGTTACAACAGGGCGCTAATGCAGTAGGTTCTGCGTCTGTGCTACAAAACTTCGAGGTCAACAAAGAGGGTGGCTACTCTAAGATACGTGGCTATGAGAAGTTCAGCGACACAGAGATACCAGGTGATGAAAATGTTCTAGGCTTAAAGGTTGTATCTTCAGGTCGCTACATTGCTGCACGTAAAGTTGACTCCGCTGCAGTTACAGCATACCCAAGTGATCTTGTAGCAGGTGATGTGGGTAAGACTGCTTACTACTACAGCACAGGTACTACTTGGAACTTCACGGCTGTAAGTGCTTATTCTAACGGCGGTAAGGTACGTTATGCAACATACAACTTTGATGGAGATGAAAAGATCATCTTTGTGGATGGCACTGACTACCCTAGTATCTACAACACTAACGGTAATACTCACACATTCTTAAATGCCTCTAGCACTAATATCAATACGGACGTGCAAGGTGCAAACTTTGTAACTATCTTTAAACGTACAGGCTTCTTCGCTAAAGATAACCTGCTACTTTTTACTGCCCCCTTCACTGTAGACAACTTCAGTGTTGCAGATGGTGCGGGTAGCATCAGCTTAGCGTATAACATCACAGGTTTGGCTGTGTTTCGTGATCAGCTTATTGTGTTTACCACAGATACCATAAGCCGATTGACAGGTAGTAGTTCTGCTGACTTTAGGTTAGACCCTATCACTGAAAAGATTGGCTGTATCAATGGAGACACTATTCAAGAGGTAGGTGGCGACATCATGTACCTCTCTGTAGATGGCATTCGTCAGTTGAGTGCTACAGATCGTATTGGTGACTTTGCTCTTGATGTTGCATCTGACAAGATTAAGGAAGACTTCAACGACTTCATAGGTGGTTCAACTTCTTTTGCATCTACTATCATTAGAGAGAAGTCACAATATCGTCTGTTTAAGTTTCAAGCTAGTCAACCAAGTGTTTCGGCGCAGGGTTTAATAGCTACTAAAGTAACACCCCAAGGTTCTTCAGGTATTGAGTGGTCTACAACTAAAGGCATAAAGGTTAACGTAGTAGATAGTGTGTATTCAGGCTCTACAGAAAACATAGGCTTCGCTAACAATGACGGTTATGCTTACACTATGAACACTACTAGCGCATTTGATGGCGACGACATAGAGGCTATCTTTGAGTCTGCGTATATGCCAATAGGCGATCCTCAAGTAAGAAAGACTATGTACAAAACTATATGGTACATCAATCCTGAAGGATCACTAAACTTAGACTTTAACGTTAAGTTTGACTTTGAGTCTAACTCACGTAATAACGTCATACAGCCTAACACTATCAATATTGCTACTGCAGCAGGTGGTGTGGTATTCTTTGGTGGCGGTGCTTTGTTTGCTGCATCAGGCGGTGCTACTTTTGGTAGTACACTAGAGAAGATTTACCCTACAAACGTTATTGGTTCAGGTAATACAGTAGCCCTTAGAATAGTAGATTATTCATCAAACCCAACATTCACTCTGGATACGGCTGTCCTAGAGTATAAGACAAACGATAGACAATAAGGACGTAACACATGGCAGGTTATACACGTCAGGATACCACAGGACAGTTAGCTAACGGTAACCCTATTGATGCTGACATCTTTAATGATGAATATGATGCAATCGAAGGGGCGTTTAACGCATCCACAGGACACAACCACGATGGTACTGCAGGTGGGGGTGCGCCTATTGAAAGCATTGGCCCTAGCACAGAACTAAAAGTAGAAAGTTCTGCAGTATTCCCAAAGAATAACAACCTTATTGACCACGGTAAAACAGCATTACGTTGGAAAGACGGTTACTATGGTGGTACTGTCTATGCTGAAGATGCAGTTATTAATGATGATGTTTCTATTGGCGGTGACCTTACTGTAACAGGTAATGCTACTATTGCAGGTAACCTAACATTTGGTGATGCTGCTACAGATACTGTAGACTTCCAAGCTGATATTGACAGTGACCTAAAACCAGAAGCAGCAGGTTATAACTTAGGTTCATCTACCCAAGAATGGAATAACTTGTGGCTAGATGGTACAGCCAATGTAGACAACCTTACTGTAGACGAGAACGGTACTGTTGCAGGTACGTTTGATGTCACAGGTGCTGTTGGTATTGATGGTGACTTTGATATTAACACAACTAAGTTCACTATTGCTGCAGCTACAGGTAATACAGCTATTGCTGGTACACTAGATGTAACAGGTGATACGTCAATAACAGGCAACATTACCTCTGTAGGAGATTTTACTACTACAGGTGCCATTAATACTACAGGTGGTTTAACTGGTGACTTAACAGGAGATGTTACTGGTAATGTTACTGGTGACTTAACAGGAGATGTTACTGGTAATGTTACTGGTAATGTTACTGGGGATGTAACAGGTAATGTAACTGGTGATTTAACAGGTAACGTAACTGGCGATGTTACTGGTGGCCTGACAGGTAATGTTACAGGTAATGTTACAGGTGACGTTACTGGTGATGTTACTGGTGCTTTGACAGGTGACGTAACAGGTAACGTAACAGGTAATCTAACAGGTGACGTAACAGGTAATCTAACAGGCAATGTAACAGGTGACGTAACAGGCAATGTAACTGGTGATCTTACAGGGGCTGTAACAGGTAACGTAACAGGTAATCTAACAGGTGACGTAACAGGCAATGTTACTGGTAACGTAACTGGAGATTTGACAGGTGATGTAACAGGTAATCTAACGGGTAATGTTACAGGTAACGTTGATGGCATTATTGGTGGTACTACACCTGCAGCAGTAACAGGTACTACTATTCAGTTTGGCACAGGTTTAACTGATGGCAGTACAACCATTACAGGTTTCGCTGATGAAGATGATATGGTATCTAACAGCGCAACTCTTATACCTACACAGCAGTCTGTAAAAGCATATGTAGACTCAGCAGTAGCAGGTGATGGCTCTGGCGACATTGACGTTGGTACAGTAGATGCAGACGAAGTTGATCTTGGTGGTGGTGACGGTACAGGTTGGGTTATTTACCAGTCTGGTACAGACCTCAAGTTTAAATATAACGGTGTAGATAAGTTTAAGCTATCCTCTGCAGGTGCGCTAGAAGTAGAAGATAACGTTACAGCTTACGGTACTGCATAATGTCTATCAACTTGACACCAGAAGAGCTAGAGGCTATGCTTGATCGTGCAGCTAGGCGTGGTGCTAGAGAGGCACTAAAGTCGCTAGGCTTGCAAGATGATGACGCACACAAAGACTTACATGAGATGCGTACTCTACTCGAAGCTTATCGTGATACAAAGAAAAGCATTTGGTCAACAGTAGTAAGAATATCAACAGTAGCATTGCTATCATTTGTAGCAGCATCTGTGTGGATGCAACTAGGGAATAAATAATTATGGCTAAGAAGTTTGCAGGGTTTAAGCCTGAGACATTACAAAACAAGATTCTCCCCGCGCTAGGATACAATGGGCCTACTGATGATAAGTCTATCAACCAGTTCTTAGCAGCTAACCCTGCAGCTGCAGCTAAGATGGGTAAGTATACACTAGCAGCTAGACGCGCTGTTGAGGGTAACCCTGTTAAGATGGCAGATGGTGGCGATACTAAAGACGAAGAAGAAGCAGCAACAGACACAAATGCCCAAGTGTCAGGTATGGGTAGTGCATCTAAGATGACGCAAGCAATTACCGCTGACCCTAAGAAGCTCACACAGAGAGCGCAAGTAGCGGCTAGTGCTGGTGACCCTACACAGACTAACATTGCAGCAGGTACTGGTCAAGCAGGTGCCGTACAACAAGTTACTACCACACAAGCACAACCTGCAGCAGCGGCACAGGCAGCACCTACTACTCCTGCAGCACAGGTTACTGCATCACAAGCGGCCCCTGCAGTAGATACGGCTCTTAAGCAGCAACAGGCAGCGCAAGGACAGGTTAGTGCAGACGCACAGATGCAAGCTGCTACAGCTGATCCTACACAAGCTTCATCTCTAGGTTTACAGGCTGCACAAGGACAAGCAGCTACTGTACAAGGTGCGCCAACACGTCAGTTAGAAACTGGTGAGCTTATCTCTGGTTCGGCTGTAGACCAACAAAAAGTAGAAGACATCTACGGTGACAAACCATTAGAGGCTGCTACTGTACAGGATGAACTGTCTGACCTAATGCAGGACTTCCAAGGTGGTAAGACTCCACCATGGGCAGCAGGTGCTATGCGTAACGCTAACGCTATGCTTGCAGCGCGTGGCATTGGTGCATCATCTATGGCGGGTATGGCTGTTGTACAAGCAGCTATGGAAGCGGCACTACCTATTGCACAGATGGATGCTTCTAACAAGCAACAAGTAGCAATGGAATCGGCTCGTCAACGTGCGCAGTTCCTAAACATGGAGTTCACACAAGAGTTCCAAACTAAAGTACAGAACGCTGCTAAGATCAGTGAGATTGCCAACATGAACTTTACGGCTGACCAACAGGTTGCCCTAGAGAATGCACGTATGGCACAGACTATGAACTTAGCTAACTTGGATAACCGCCAAGCTAAAGTTATGGCTGATGCAGCTACCATGTCTCAGATGGATATGGCTAACCTTAACAATCGTCAACAAGCTCAAGTTCAGAACGCTCAAGCATTCCTACAGATGGACATGACTAACTTGAACAACGAACAGCAGATGAATATGTTCAAGGCACAAGAGCGTGTTAATGCTTTGATGTCTGACACTGCAGCTGAGAACGCAGCTAAACAGTTTAACGCTGCATCACAGAACCAGACAGACCAGTTCTTTGCTTCACTGCAGACACAGGTATCACAGTTCAACACAGAGCAGAACAACGCTATGGCTCGTTTCAATGCGGGTGAGGCTAATGCGCTGGGACAGTTCAACGCAGCACAAGCTAATGCA